CCAGATAACACTGCTGCTCCTGAATAAAAATTCGAGGAATAGGCAGTTGAGCCAGAAGAAGAACTCGTAGGATCAGCCAATGTGACTTTCACCCACTTGAGATCTTTACTGCCATCATCGTTAAACAAAAACACCCTCTTTTTAATACTTCCCTTAGTACCCAAGTACGCGAATCGTAAATAATCAAAAAGATTATGCACGGGACCCGTGAAAGTGGATGGCCCTGAATATGGCCACTTGGGTAGAGGAAAGATAGGCAAAGTGATATTAATCACTCCAGCTCCCGGTGCTGAGGTGGTTGTACCATGGTGAGTGGTAACATATCGCTTCATTAACGATCTGAATGATATTGGGACTTCTCCAAAATAGTGAGTAGCAACATGGTTCATTTGAGGAGAAGGGCCATTTAAGTCTATAACTGGGCATGTGTCCAAAGATAACGCTTCGGAATCAACGCCAGATTCAGTTACAACTCTATTATCCGGCATGTAATTACCGTGTAATTGATTAAACTTAATATTCTCAGATCGCACCGACACATTAACTTCAACGCCTGAGCTATCAGGAGACTGAAGCGATGTGAATGGGACCACACATATATAACCGTTCGCATAATCTTCGAAATTCTCGGGATTTGTTCTAAACAAAACTTGATCTCCAAAAGTGGTGATATTGGGGACTTCGAGCCAATCACGAGCAGAAGCCCAATTGACACGAAATTGAAAGTGTTGAGTTTCTTGGATGTCTATAATGTGAACATAATGTTTATTTAAATCAATCTCAGCAGCTATCAAAGCTCTATGTCTAACATTTGGTTCATAAAAAATTGCGATTTTCCCACGATGAAACTGCGAACAGACTATATCAAAATCAAAGATAATGTCACCACGCCAATAATAAAAAGGCGCGCTGGCAAAACCAAGAGGAGTAGGTTGTATATAGTCATTTAGGTTATACGTGTGATAATTGGATAAAGTGGGGACAACAGCATAAGTTGCAATCGAAGTCAACACTGATCCTACGGACCAGTTGAAAGTGTCCACATATCCAAGTGTATTAGTGATATAATTTATCACCATCTCGTCTTTCTCGCTCCCAACGATAGATGGGTCTACTGTCAGTTCCTGCTTCGGGTCAATGACGAATCGATAATTTGTCTCGCCACCAATCGTAACTGCACCATTTGAGTATCCAGAGTTCTTAACAACTACTGGGTCATCAATGACAGTAGGCCGGGACCATCCAAAAATAGAGGAAATACCTGATATTCCATTGGCAACGTACGTTGCAGGTACTGCTAACGGCGCGAAAGCTGGCACCTCGGATAGCATGCCCATTAATAGGGCAGCTCTCGAGGACCAATATTCAACAGGACCTACATCGCGTTCATCTTCTACTCCTGATTCTGTCAAAATTTCTGTGTGAGATGCTGTGGCTCCATACAGTTTGACATCTTCAAGGCGTCCCAGTATTTGAACATACACATCTGAAGGAGTAGCTGACACTGACTCAACTGCATTTATACTATAAACAAACAGGGAGCCAGCTTCAGCAATATCCTGATATGAAGTACCACTACCGAGCACAGCAGCAGAAGAATTAAAAAGACGAAATGAGGGTTTTGGGCAAACAAAATTACAACGCATTTCAAAAGGCTTATTGGCATGCACATTGACCACTCTGGCATTACGTGCCTGAGACAAATATGAAACCAATAACCCCCTAGAAGTAGCATCAGCTGTATGAAGAGTGATCAGCTCATTAAGTGCTGCATTGCGATCTGGATATGGTTGGTAGGAAAACAATAATCTTCCAAAGTGGAACGGGGAACCAGATACAGCAATTCTCAACACTAAAGTAGCCTTCATATAGGCGTAATTACGCAATTTTGCTCTTATGGCAGGATGCTCCGTTATTAGATCCCAAACATCTAACTGCAGTGAGATGTTAGAACCAGTAGTGACTGCCACCGCAGCCAACTCAACGGGTCTCGATAAAAAACGCTGTATCTCCAAGCTAGCATCAACTGTTTCTTGAACTTTGGTATCTCCATTATCGACAACACTCAGTGAGTCTCCGATGATATCTACCATTTGTTCCTGTTTTAAGATCATCTCGGAACTTGCCACTTCATCAACACCTGATTCAGTGTTTGGCAAGTCTTCATGACCAATATAACGACGTCTCCTTTCTAAAACTCGTAAAGTGGCAATCACATCATTCTCTAATTGACAAAGATGTTTCATGTCACAAGCTGAAGCCCTAGTACGAGCGTCTGAATACCAGTTTCGCTGTCGCTGGAAATCATAAATGTCTCTCTCCTCTCGTAAAGACTTTCTCAACGTTCTAATAGCACCTAAAGCCTGATCACAAGCTCTGTATAATTGATCCACATCCGCAGCGGCGCTTAAAAGTTCCGCGGAGTGTAAAATAGTTTCTTGTACACTACTAAGCATAAATTCTTAGGGAAAGCTGTTCGCTCAAACAACTAACCTGCACAGCCGGCCTTTTGAGGCGCCGTAACAATTAAGTTTCCTACTTACAATAATCCTTGCTGAAGGAAGAATTGCGCGTTTTACGCCCTAAGGCGAGCTATATTTAACGTGATTAGCTATCACAATGTTCTCTACTCTCCAAACATATTTTCGTAAATCTCTTCCCAAGTTGGGAAGTTTGCGACAAGACTCTTAGTCTCATAATCTGGAAAATTCTTGACAAAGAGATTCTGTAGAGATTTGCGAAAAATGTCATAATCCTCATGTGAAAGATGCAAAAACACTTCATATAGTGCAGAACAACATGTTTGAGATGTCTGTATTAACTCAGACTCAAACTTAGAAGGTATTCTCCATTCCAAACTTTTGTATATTGAAGAAACTTCTAGTTGTCCTACCCATTTATTGAGGTCTTCACGAAAGTAAAAATTCCGTTTTAAAAACGAGCATTCGTCAATGGATCTTGACACTGCTACGATTGGCGACTTGTCCGGTGAGGTAAACCCCATACCAAGCAACTGTTGGCAGGCGCGCTGTATCGTTGTGCCGTTATACCATGATAACACTTCATCTTTAATGGCTAATAACAAATCGTCCCCATACGTCACAGGATGTACATTCTGAAAAAAAGTGCCCTTTTGGCCACCCAATTTGTAATATATATACATTAAAATAACGTCATTACGCAGTGAGTTATCCTCCGCAGTACCATATTTTCCAGATGGCTGCAAAGCTGCCACAGAAATTATGTCTGAGAGAATACTTACACAAGGGAACAAATTGTCAGATAAAACACCCTTCAAAATCATCAATGCATCTGAATTGTATCCGCGACGCGATAGCACATGGTAAATGACGCTATTAGCCGCAGCACCTATTTCAAACGGCATAGATTGATCAAAAGCTGAATAGTCTCCTTCAACCATGTGTGGGCTGAAGTCCTGCAACCGTCTGACTAAAGCGTCTATTCCGGAATGAGAATTGATACCCACGGCGGTGCCAAACACCACATTCTTCTCGCACATCATGGTATAGAAAGGCGCTAAGAACATACGCGAAACGATCAAATTATCTATAGGTGAACCAAAGAAGACTCGCGTCTTTCCTTGAGCAATTTTCTCAAAGGATCTAGGCTCGTCTTTAAGATTTGCTTTAAACATGACATTTGTCCCATTACCCTCCAGATATGTTGCCAAGATATATGACAAACGCTCTTTAAGCTCATGGGTGGGTTCTCTAAGGAAAGAGTCGTCACTATCCACAAGTGGAATATATTTATCTTTGACCCCAGGAAAACCTAATCCTGCTGACGTAGAAGCATTTATGCGTCGTAGATATGCGTCGTGCGAGACAGCATTGATTGCGGTTTCCATGTCTAAAGGCTTCAACTCCTCAGGAGTATTATCCAGTATCCTCTTTGTCAGTTCCTCAACCACATGCTTTAAGACAGTCATGTCCAATCCAGGGCTAGATCCGTTCATACCGCGCAACGCAATATTATAAGGATTCAGATAATTGCCATTGACCGTCTTTGCTTGCATCAGGGGTTTCCCAAATCGTTTTTCGGGAATAGACCCCATACAATTAAAGAAGAGACTGTCTAAATCTTTAGCAATAGCCGATCTTACGAGACGAGATTTGCCCTTTGCGTTGATCTTCTCACCAGTCCTTCCAAAGTACTTAATGCCACTTAAATCTTCAAACATAAATGCTGATTTCATACATGGCTGTAAAACTTTAGCCTCTAATATTGGTATCGCAGATGATTGGGTTAGTATTAAACTGGAACGTAACTTATCTATTCCGTCCGTTAGCTCACGCCTATTAATAAGGGTGGCAAACGCGGTATTCGAATTAACCTTGCCAGCAAAATGCAAGCCTATCAGCTGGGCGCCATTCCCTATGCGAGCAACTAACGGCAGACCACAATCACCCGCTTTATGGTTCTTCCGTACGTACTCAAGAGTTGATTGCGCCTCAATGAGACCTAAGTGCTTGTCATCAGCTTTTACTACTCCATAATATTTACTGAGCTGCACTTCGTTCTGCACTAAAACTTCAACATAAGGATCATCAATTACCCTATCAGGAATGTGTTTAATTATGTTCCTAAACCTCTCACAGTTGACTGCAATCAAACAAATATCATTGGTAAGGAATATTGTATTTTCAGAGTTTAACTTTGTCTCTTGCCATACTATCGAATCCTTGTCGTCTGATCGATTCACTGCTAACTTGAGAGTTGTACTTGATACACAATCACCCACGGAATGCGCGTTTGTTATGGCAAAATTATCACAAATACCAACGACATAACCTATTCTAGAATTGACCGTCCCTCTTATAGGACCCACAAATCTTGCTTCGCGAGTATTTTGATCAATAAGATGATAAAAATCAGATATATCACCATTATAAACCGGCGCCTGTTTAATGACCGTATTCCAAATCTTATTCACTCTTGTTGCGAACCTTTCATAAGAAGGGCCACACTCTAGTTTTTCCTCGAACCGGGCTAACGTATCATTATATTCAGATGGCAAATGGAAACCTGACTCAGATGTTGGATACCTTGCTTTCCGCTTCCATAAGCGCAGTAGGCCGTAAAGTGCTACACACGCTGTTAATGCTGCTACCGTGCCAGCAACCTGGGGCGATGGTGTAATCATTTCACGCGCAATATTTTTGGTGTCTTCTGTAATGTGAATAGCCAACTGCTTGGCAACACACTCCTTTTTCATAATGTTATCACCAACAAATTTGACTTTCCAAACATACAAAATCAAAAGAAGCACAATAGTCGTTACAGGGTTAAAACCGCTCAATATGTAAAACAATAAAGCAACGGCCATAAGCGTATTTTTATCAGATGCAGTATCATTTATAAATTCTTTGATTGCTACATGTAATAAGTCTTTCGCACCTGAAACAGTGTGATCAACCAGGTCACTAGTACCTGATTGTGTCACAATTTGTTCCTCTTTTTCATCCTGTGACCCAAAATATTCAGCATATAACGCATCAACGGAAATCTCGGTTATCTTTTGATTGCGTTCAATATGGGCTGTAAAATGAGCCTTTAAGAAATCGTGCAGTTCATAAATAGACTCTAAATTGAAAGTGTTAATTTTTGACGTTTTAGCATCCAACGGTATTTTTAGTTCCACTTTGAATGTGTACCTGTCTAGAATGTTTCCACCTTCTTCCAGACTCTTTATAGTATTAAGAGCTGCACTACCTTGCTGTCTAAACTCGGATCTAACTACAGGCTCAATATACAGAAAACGTCTTTCCACTGCAGCGGGGTTGCTCACTAATAATGGTAGATGCAATTTAGGATTATTCGTGTCAATAATGACCATATCTGGGTTAGCTTTTATGGCCCCTTTTTTATCCACAGCCGCCATATCAGGCGTAAACGGTAGACTATCTATTAGGGTTGTGAGCTCCATAATGACACTATCGCCCATGGTTTGAACCATTGTTCGCGATTTATTTCCTAATTCCGAGTAGTGAATGTAATGGTGAACAAACGGGTCGTAGCCCTCCCAATACTGACTAGTGACAACTCTATCAAACATCTGACCAGTCTCATAGGGACGTTTCACAACATCGCTGTAAACTCTACAAATCCATTGTAATAGTTGAGATTTACCAATACCGGGATCACCATGTAAAATCACTCCGACGGGCGGTGACCTTTCAGAGGCATTTATCGCGTTCTTGTAATGCTCAAAAGTCTCCAAAGCCTGCGCGTATACAGCTACAAGTGCAGGATCACGCTTCGCGATGACTCCTTTACTACGCAGATCTTGAAATTTCTGCAAGCAAGCTTGTAACTTCATAGCCCACTCTTTCGCATTGATCCTCCCATCAACTGGAAGGCCCATGTACAAAGATTCTTTAAGCGCTAACAATTCAAGCATTTCACGACGGAGCGAGACTTCGGGCTGCAAGTTGTGCACGATATCCCAAAATCCTTCTCCTTCTCTGATGCGAGAAACGAAAGCATATATTTCGTCTAGAGACTTTGTTATGTCTTGCAACATTTGGAAGCTATTTTTTTGCACCTTCTTAGGGGCAGCACCGAATATTTCTGATACAATTTCTTTTTGTTCGTCCGAGAGCACCCCAAGTGTTACAATAGAGATGAATAAGTCCCGGAGAACTTTAAAAATGGTAGAACATGCTCCTAGCGTGGCTGACAGCTCATGCATTAATCCCGACTCAGTACGTATATCAGTATTATCATCAATAAAAGACTGAATCAGGCGTAGCAAAGCCATCACCGAAATGCGCAAGAATTTGCTGACAGGTACTTGAAAATGGTCAGTTATAGTAACAACCACTCGCATACAAGCATCTCCTTGTGTTAATAGTGTAGGCGCTTGAACCAAAGATGTGATCTCTGTAAGCACCTTAACTATCAAATCGCTATCGATGTTGTACTTCCCTAGGTAAACAAAAAGGGAGTCCGCAAAGTCCTGAATAACAGAGTCTTCCCGAATATCAAACCCGGGTTCAACTCCTGACTCTGTAGTAACCGAAACATTTTTTTCTTCAAGTTTTCCAGCTTCTCTCCGAAGTCTTCTGCGTTCTCTTTTCTTCTTTTTCCGGTCAGCCGTTAAAGCTTCCCGAGACCTAGCATAATCATACCTCTCTTTCTTTTCACGTCTCTCTTTTTGAGCTATAAGGCGTCTTACACTTTTTGGGTGTCGTACGGTTGTTTCCTTGGTAAGCCTTTTTTGAGAGACATCGTAGTCAAAACCAGAAGGGACAACAGGCATGACCTTTTTAGAGCGCTGTTCACGCAATAAAATGTACCTTGCTTTTTTCTGCTGTTCCTTCCGTTTCAAAAACTTTCTGTGAACGCCTGCTTTCGATCTCAATGCATTGAGCTTACGCTCAGCAACAACATTCTCATGCTGGATCTGCTCTTCTGTTTTCACTTCATCAGTCAAGGGAGGTGAAACCTTAAATTTTTCGAGTTCCGAATCTGAAATCTCAGTATCTGAGACATCCCACAGATCCTCAACAACTTCACTATGAGACACATCAGACCCAGAATCTGTAACGTCACCAAAAATATCATGTATAATTTCGACATTCGATGCCTCAATATCCATGAGTTCTTGTTCAGTTAGTTTTCTGATCTCGACATCCTTGATAACACGCGGCTTAACGTAATCCGACG